TTCTTCTGTAAATCTTTTGTAAAACTTCTTTAGTGCATCAAACTGCCAGCAAGTTTCTGATCCCTGACCTGCGGTCGTTTCAAGAAGCAAAGGACAACGGGTTGTAACACTTTTTAAAACTGTAATCAAATTATTATACATATTATCAAGAGCTTCTCCAATAGCCATTTTACACGATTTACCACAATGTACAACAACCCCTTTAAATCCCATTTTTACTCCATTATTAAATTCCCATTGTAGACAGGGGAGTGGTTTTTTTCTAAAATCGACCGGATCCCAACATAAATTCACTAAATACAGCGAATGAATAAATACATTAAGTTTATTTTCGATTATAAATGTTTTGGTTTCATTATAATCGGTTAAAGTGACACCTGGTCTTCGCCACCACTTTGGAGATCCGGAAAAGAGCTGCACTGGCTTAGTTAGATTTACAGGCTTTGTATCATAAAATGCTCGCAATGATCGAATAAAAGTCCCAGATTTGTGGATATGTGTTCCAATATTCATGTTGTATATGTTTCCTAAAATAAAAAGTTTAAAATTTTTTTCAATTTTCTGTAATAACTATTTACAATGCCAATACATTGGGTATCCTTGAAAACGCATATTCCATCTTTTATATGTTAATGTATCGGCAAGTTCGTAATCGTCATAATCATCTATTGGCGCGTTACATTTGCTTAATGCATTAACACAATAGTAGTCTGGTAGATAGCGGTCAAAGTATTTCGTTAAAATACGATTTCTAATATCATCATATTTCGTATATCTTACAGATGTTATAAGTTTATTGACATCGTTTAATTTTTCAACTCGTTGAGTGATAATGTTATGACTACAATCGCGTTGCTCCGATGAAAATTCATGAAACCGCCATCCATATTTCCAATAAAATCCAATTACATTTTCCATTGCATTTAATTTTAAGTATTGATATCCTCCTTTTATACCGAATTTTTTTAAACAGTCCAACATGTCTTTCCCACTTCGTACTTTAACATTATGCCTTTCCTTTGTGGCGGAACTGGGTTTTCTTCGTATTGAATAATTACCAATTAGTTCTAAAGTATAGTATTTAAATTGCAATGCGGGTACATCTCTATATGGATATGATCGGTCTTCTCCAATACCATCTGTAGATACCGCAGCAATACCTCTTAAAGATTGTCGTTTACCATTCTTAGAGTCAAAATTAAGTAGTATAAATTTTGGAGGTGAATTATAATACTCGGTTTCATCGGGATCTGGTGTTCCAAAAATAGCTTCTTTTACAAAATTGCGCGGAATAGGTAAGAACATTTTATAATCAACGTATTTTTCAAGTAATTTTAGTTGTTTTGTTGACCAGTGTTTGGAGCGCCTTGTAATAGTGTAAAAGTTGTCATTTAATTTACGCATCTCTACATATTCTTTGGAATTTAAATCATGGATTTCTCTCTTAGGAAATAATATTCGTTTCGTTTTGAGACATCCAATGCCCATTTGTATAGTATTTGTTGGTAATGTAGTTTGTATTTAATTACAAAATACATTCAATTTTCCTATTATTGAACGGGCATATGACTAGAGACATAATCTGCAACGAGACTTGGATTAATTTTATGTTGTTTATTTTTAGTTCTATGTTTATTTTTACGAGTATCAGAAGATTGATCATCATAATCAGAATCATAATCGGAATCATAATCGGAATCATAATCATCATCTATTGAACCAGGATAATAATCCTCTTCTCTTTTTTTTTTATTCCTGCGATGTTTTTGTCTCGGAAATATTGCTAAATCTCTACCATGAGCGAAAAGGTTATAAACAATTACAATGAGAATTAATACTAAAACTAATATTATTAATGCATCAACAAAGCTCATTTATAATATATAAGGATATTTTTAGAAATGAAATCTACGACGGCGTCGAGGACCTCTTCTAAATCTCGGCATCCATCCGCGCCTTAATGGTCTCGCCCATCCTGTCGGATTGTTCCAAATAGGATATTGGCGGTTAACATAAACTACTTCGGACTTATGATTCGCATGTTTTCTTGGCATTTGTATTACAAAGTAAATAAGGACTACTAAAAGAATAGCAATTAGGATAAGACCATTGTTCATATATATTAAATACGTATAATAATTTTCTAGATAAGAATTATTATATTATAATGATTATGAGTTTGCTAACTCTAAACTTAATTACTGTATGCAAGACCACCCATACCACTCATGACACGAAGGACATTGTAGTTGGTGGCGTAGACACGGACCTTAGCGGTGGCATCTCCTCCAATAGCATTGGTGGAAAGGACGAGCTGCAAGGTAGCATTGTCAATTCTGGACATATTGCAAGTTCCACTAGGCTGGTGCTCCTCAGGGCGGAGTGCGAACGAGTAAACGTTGATTCCGGTATCTGGGTTGCGAGTGTGGTGCTGGTATGGCTGAACAAGGTCAAAGTAGGTACCTTCACGCTCAGAAAAGCGATCTTGTCCGTTAAGCTGAAGTTTGGCAGTAACCACAGGGTTTTGTCCCCAGCAGTGCAAGTTAAGAGCGGTCTCCGCAAGAACGAAGGCACCGGCATCCGAAACACCAGAGTCAGGGATGTGCTGAACTGGGAATGGAATGTTCATTGCAGGGGCAGTACAGGTTGGTGCCCAAGTTTTGCAAGTTGGAGTAAAGCAATCCTCTGTCACCCCGTCACCCTTGTTGTACTGAGGATTGGCCCATGCCATCGGGTGTGTCTGGTCGAATGCTTCACCCCACTGGATGCCAACAGAATGATTAGTATCAGCTCCAGGATCCTGGAACATACCACCATTCTTCTGATCAATAAAGGCGCCATTAGCATCGGGCAATCCTTCAGAATCAAGGTAAACGCCGGCTGGTCCAGAGAAGGAAGCGATGGAGTTTGTAAGTGCATCAAGGGCATCGGTGTAGTTAAATGGCTGAGCACCCAATGCGGCATTAAGGTGTGTTCCGCTCAAAAAGGAAGAACAGTAGTCAACATTGGAATCAGGCTGAACAACAAAAATCAACTCCTTACAAGGGTGGTTGAAATTAAGTTTGATCTTATTGGATGAAGAACCAACGGATTCATCTCCAGTGAACTGAAGCTGTTCGATAAGGTACTCATGTGGATTTTGGGCCATACGTCTACGCTCATCCGTATCAAGGAAAACGTAATCAACGTAAAGCGAAGCAGCAACAAGGGATTTCTGGTAAGAAACGGCATCCTTGACCGATGTACCAAGCTGAACGGTACGTTTGTCGGCGGGACCAGAAGTACCATCATCAAGACTGGTGACAGCGAAAAGAACCTCATCCGAAGGACGAAGCTCAAGGTTGATACGGACTTCGTGGTACTGAAGTGCGATCAAAGGCAATGCCAAACCTGGGTTACGGCAGAACCAAAACTGAAGTGGTACGTACAAGGTAGTCTCAGGCAAAGCATTGCGAGGGGCGCATACTGCTGCAGGGACAGTGTTGTTGGCACAGGCAGAGTCAACATCAGCGAACGAAGGGTCAACTAAGTAAGTAAGCTGGGTTGTTTGCCCGACCATTTTATTGTATCCACGCTCTTGCTCAGCGGTAAGGGTAAGTTGGTTCCAGATGTGCATCCAGTCACCATATTGGCGATCGATGCGCTGGCCTCCAATCTCAACCTCAACCATAGAGATAAGCTGCTCACCTGGGTAGTCCAACCAGCGAGCATAAACCTTTGCGCAATCTTTAGGATTGCAGCAGGAATCCTGTCCAATCTCTGGAAGAGTTACCTGAAGGTAAGTGCGGTATGCTAAATCACCATTTCTGGAGATAGTACATTGCACACGGCGTCCGAAATCGGCCTGGCCGTTAAAAGTTTGTTCAATAGATTCCATAGCAAAATTAGTGTGTCTGCGGTAGGTCACCTTCCAGAAAGTAATCTGGGGGTTTCCGGTCAAATAGACGTCTTGTGCGCCATAGGCTACGAGTTGCATTAATCCTCCTCCCATTGTTATAATATTGCTAAAGAAAAAAATTTTACGGAAAAATCATTAATTAATCGAATTAAATATTGAATTAATTATCTAAAATTTTATTAATGTCAAAGTTCTCCTTCATGAATCCTTTGAGATAATCATCTAAAAAAACCTCTTTTTTCCCTTCATGATTTTTAGTAAAAATATATGCATTATTTTTCTTTTTAATGGTCCACCCGTTTTCTAAAGCATTGTATAAAAATACCATTTTATGCAACTTAATAGGATCGATTGTGGTTTCCTGACAGTTATTCATATGAATATCCATTGTTATTTGGAGAGAAAAGAGAATATATATTTCTACACAAAAGAAGATTTGTCAAAAAAGGAAATTAAATACTTTATTAATAGTTCTATATATGCCAGCTTTCAAACCCAAAGCAACAAAAAAAATTGGGAAGAAAACAAAGAATAATGTTACAGTGGATAGCAAGCATCACGAAAAAATGGAGGAGTTTAAATCAACGGAACTTACTGTATTACCATCTCTTCGCTTGGAAAAGAAAGAAATCAAAAATAAATTGAAAAAAAATATAAATATTGAACAACGGCTAAACCTTGAAGATAAACTTCGTCAAATACGAATAGATATAAAGATAAATAAATCAAAGAAGAAGAATTATTTATTGGATAATGCGGAGCATGTTTTTGATTATTTCGAAAAAAAGAAAAACACGTCCAAAGGAAAAAATAAAACTAGAATATTGCATTCATTCTTTGATAAAAATAAAAGAGAAGATGACTCCAATAAATCGGACGATCTTTCATCAATTCAAAAATATTTAACTAATATAGATGAAACTTTTTTTGATATTTCACAATATATAACTAAACATGATGTATGCGAAGGTTGTAAGGGTGAATTAATTTC